AACCAAATCCCTGGTGGGCCGCTGGTATCAATACGACAACGGCGAGCAATTCCTAACCTGGGTTTGCATTCCCTGCGCTGATCTACACGCAAGCATGGTGAATAAATGAGCGAGATCAAACTGCACATGATCGAGGAGGACTTCGAGCAGATGGTCCACACCTCGATGCCCTGGGGCGGCCATTGGATCGAGCAGATTAATCGCTTTGATCCTGCCCCGATGCTTCATTGGCGCTACGCCTACTGGGTGGATAACTTTATGGCGGTCCTTCTTTGCCGCGCTTATCTGACCACGCAAAACTGCGAAACGCAGACCGTTTGGGATCGGGCATTCAACTGCCACTTAATTCTCACAAACTATGAAACACAAACCTGGAGGTCCTGATGCATAAGTTCAAAGTCGAGATTGAGATCAACTATGACGGCGAGATCGGGGTGGAGCGCCCCGAGCGCCCATTCAGTAAATCTCACAAAAATGCACTAATGCGCGAGGCGGTGTGGCTACAAGTGGCCGATGCCATGGCAATCTATGGGTTACAAGCGGCCGTCAAATCGGTGGTCGTTGCGAGGGCAAAGGATGAATTATGAATAACGCACCAGTTTATCGCCGCCGCAGGTTTGTGGCGTTTGTGCTAATACCAGCGATCGTTCTAGGGCTGCTGATCGGATACGCAACCCGCGATCTTTGCTATGTCGGATCTGAACACGGCAACGCGTTCGGCTACGGATCTTGTAATGAAATGATCGACCGAGTGATAGGAGAAGGCAAATGAAAAAGATCGGAATAGTCACCTTGGGGTTGTTATTTGTAACTCCAGCAGCGCAAGCAGAGGACTTTGTGTGTCCCACGGTTTGCGTGATGGAAGTAACGGGATCAACAACGGTAGTTCGAGAAATGACTCCAGCGGAGTTAAGCGAGGCGCAATCCAGGCAACCTGTATTAAGAGCGTATGAACCAAGTAAAGAAGTGCCAGCCAACACGCATCCTTACAATCCAAATAGTGTGGAGCATTATTATCCTGCAAATACTGAGGAACCAAATATTGCGCCGCCTTCTTTAACGATCAGCGACACAGCCACGGCCGTAAGCATTGAGTCAACAACGGCTTCGATCAAGGCAGGAGTTGTTCAAGCGGCCAGCGTTGATCTTTTCAGTTGGGAGACCTTTTGGACTGAATTTGAAGCGTGGTTCAAATCTTGGTTCACACAATTCCTCATGACTTGGGGCAAATAATGGGATATTGGCATGGATCGGGAACGCTGGGCCACACAATCACTCGTGAAATGGTATGCGCTGAGATGTGCGATACCTGCCAGGATGATAAACAAACCTGCGCGGCTGTTTGGGATGAGGACTTTGAGACAGACGATTGGGGCAATGTAGAACAGACCGTGGAGTGCGAACTCTGTAAGCATTCCTTTACATTTAAGGAGGAGTCAGCGTGAATGAATACATGATCCAAGTTGTCGAGGATGGGGCTGTGACCTTTTCTCAGCGTTATAACAACGCGGTAGATGCTGTTCACGCTTTTGATCGCTTTACGGACTTTGGCTTTGCTAAGTTACAGCGTGAGATTGTGCTGGTTGAGCCAAGCGGAAAAGCGCACGCGAAGGTGTTTGATGGACCCCTTTCTAGGGCGCTCAAGGTAAAATAAACCCGCTCCATTCCCGAACCGAGAGGAACTTAAAATGGATCAAATGATTAACCGCTGCGCTTATGGTGCGTGGCACTACGGAGAACAACTCTGCGAAGCCTGTCGTAAGGGGCGGATCGAGTAAGCCTTTAAGACCCCAAAGCGAGTCCTCTTAGCAGCCGCCTTAGCGGTTGGACTTGTTGCAGCAACCTCCGCGCAAGCGCAAGCACCGCACTTGACTCAGGCACAAAGGATCAAACTAATGTCGCCCAAGTCTTATGCGCTGATGAAAGTTGAGTCGAAGTGGCTCAACGCTAAGCGTGAGTTTGCCTGTTTGGATCTGTTATGGCATAAAGAAAGCGGCTGGAATCACAAAGCCAGGAACCCGCATTCATCAGCCTTTGGCATTCCACAATTTCTCGACTCCACCTGGCTAAATTACAAGTATCCTTTGCGACCTAAAGATCCGCAGGTTCAAATTGACGCAGGGCTTCAATACATCTACAAGCGCTACGACACTCCATGCCAAGCGTGGAACTTTTGGAAACGCAAAGCAGGACCCGATTTAAGAGGAGGTTGGTATTGATGAGCATGGACTCTCCATTTGGCCTCCCGTTGCGAGTTGATCACCCGACCGTTGATCCCAGCGATTGGGATGACGAGGATGACGATTAAGCAAAGCCTGGTAAATCTTGTCATTCAGAGAGCGGGCGGCTACTGCGAAACCTGTGGCCGACCCGCTTCTGAGTCTATGGCGCTCCATCACCGCAAGTTAAAGTCCAGGGGCGGCAAAGACTCCGCCAGCAACTTGATCTATGTCCACCACGAATGCCACAACCTTGGAACCGAGTCGATCCACCTGCGCCCTGCCTATGCCGCTGACAAAGGGTGGATGGTTGGATCTTGGGCCAATCCTGAAAACACGCCGATGCATTTGCCTGACGGCCGTGTTGTTTTATTACAAAATGACGGTAAGATTACAAACCTAGAGGAAGGAACATCATGAGCATTCCAGTAACAATTAAAGGCAACCTCGGGTCTGATCCCGAACTTAAGTATGTAAAAACAGCGCGTGGAGACGCAGCGCTTGTAACCTTTTCATTGGCGCACACGCCAAGAGAGCGCAAAGGCGATGAATGGGTCGAGGGCGAGACCATTTGGTTCAGAATTACAACATGGGGTGAAAAAGGCGAAGTTTATGTTGACGCGCTAAAGAAGGGCGACACCGTTCTTGTTCAGGGCAGCATGAAACAATCTACATTTAAGGGGCGTGATGGAGTTGATAAGACGGCTTTGGAGATCAACGCGACTGACATTGGCATCGTTCCCAAGATTGTGCGCACTTCTGCATCTCGCGGTCAGGCTCAAGTTAGCAGAGCGGAAGCACCTGGATGGTAAGCGAAGGGTTGATCTCTGCCCAGGAGGTTGCCACTCGATTGAATATTACAATGAACAACCTCAGGCAGTTACAACATCGAAAGCAACTTGTATGGGTGCAGAAAGTCGGGCGCAATGTCTATTATCTTGAACAGGATGTGGTCGCGCTCGCGGAAAGACGAAAAAGGTCTATCGAATAGTAGTATCGCAACCATGATTGTTATTGAAGGAGAAGTAACAGTTGCGGAGATTGATGAAGCGCTGCGCAACATTAGAGAGATGCTTGTAGATCGCTATGGCAACCGATTGTCACATCAAAAGAAAGAATTACTATTAAGCAGCATTGATGATTTACTTGACGCAAGGATCAATTTAACTAAGTAAGAAGGCGAGCAATGGAAGTAACGAGAAGGCTTATAGCAGATTTACAACTGGACCCACAGAATGCACGCTTCCACTCACAAAAGAACCTGGATGCGATCAAAGCAAGCCTTACAAAGTTTGGCCAGCGCAAACCGATTGTGATCACAGGTGAAGGATTAGTGCTTGCGGGTAACGGAACGCTTGAAGCGGCTAAAAGCCTGGGTTGGGATCACATTGATGTAACGATCACTCCAGTTGATTGGGATCTAAATACTGCTCGTGCTTATGCTTTGGCCGATAACCGCACCGCAGAGTTGGCCGAATGGGATGAAAATGTCCTGGCTAAACAACTCTTGGAACTTATCGATGTGGACTTTGATATTGAAGCGCTGGGCTTTGAATTGCCCGAGCCTGAAATCCAAGTTGAACCTGACGATGCGCCATCGATTGAGGAAGTTAAACACCGAACCAAACTGGGTCAACTGTGGAAGTTGGGCGATCACTTGCTTTATTGCGGAGACTCCACTGAGGAAGCAACCTTTACTCGCTTGATGGGGGATGAAAAGGCGCACCTTATTTGGACCGATCCACCGTGGAATGTGAATTACGGCGGGATTGATAATGACAATGTGCAAGGTTGGAAAGTTCGCACAATCATGAATGACCACATGAATGAAGGCCAATGGGAGGAATTTGTAGAGCAATTTTGCGCAACCCTGAAAGATTACAGCGAGCCAGGCGCACCGATCTACCTGGTTATGTCCGCCCAAGAATGGCCAGTTATAGATAAGCAACTGCGTGAGGTTGGCTTTCATTGGAGCAGCACCGTGATTTGGGCCAAGGATCGCTTGGTTCTATCTCGCAAGGATTACCACACGCAATATGAGCCGATTTGGTATGGCTGGAACGCAGACGCGGCACGCTTAAGCCCCGTGGAGGATCGAAAGCAGTCCGACCTGTGGGAAATCCAACGCCCAGCGCGATCCGAACTCCACCCAACAATGAAGCCGATCGAACTGGTGCAGAAATCAATCGTCAATTCATCCAAGCCAGGCAACATCGTCCTGGACTCTTTTGGGGGATCAGGTAGCACTCTTATCGCTTGCGAACAGACCAACCGCAAGTGTCGAATGGTGGAGTTGGACCCGCAATATTGTGATGTAATCTTAGCGAGATGGGAAAAGTTTACGGGTAAAACAGCAGAACTTTTGCCTGGAAGTTAAGCAAAAGATGGAGGAGGATAAGCAAAAGATTACAATTGAGGTGATCCAAGAACCCCAACAGACAGCCGAGGAGAAGGCTGCGGAACTTGAAGCCAAAGAACTGAAGGTCCTGGAACTTCGTAGGGCTGGTTTTACTTTCCAACGCATAGCCGAAGAGGTCGGTTACGCAACTCCGTCAGGTGCGCAGCGAGCGCTTGAACGGATCATGACGCGCAATGTTCCCCAAGCGCCCGAGGAGTTTCGCTGGCAAGAGTTAGACCGTTTGGATCGGATGCAGGTTGCTTTATGGCCCAGGGCTATGAAAGGCGATGATCGCGCTATTGGCACGATTGTCCGATTGATGGAAAGAAGGGCAAGATTGGTGGGTATAGACGCTCCACAGCGTATCCAAGCAGAGGTGGTGAATTATGACGGAAATCGTGACATCGATGGAGACATCGAACGCATCGTCAATATCCTCCGAGGAGTGGATAGCAGCGAGCCGTTGGAAGTGGAAAGTGGAACAAGCGAGATCGGAACAGTTGCCACCCCAGGGCGGTTGGAAGACCTGGCTTTACATGGCGGGTCGCGGAGCGGGCAAGACGAGAACGGCAGCGGAGTGGTTAGCGTGGGAAGCGATCCAAAACCCGATGACGCGTTGGGCAATAGTAGCCCCGACATTCGGTGATGCTCGTGATACTTGCGCTGAGGGCCAATCAGGAATTCTAGGCGTTCTGCGTAGATACCGAATGCTTAAGACTTGGAACCGCAACAACGGTGAGATCATTCTTAACAACGGGTCCCGCATTAAACTTTTCTCGGCCGATGAACCCGAGCGCTTCCGTGGACCGCAACATCACGGAGCCTGGTGTGATGAGTTGGCCTCTTACCGATATTCCGACTCTTGGGATCAATTGCAGTTTGGCCTACGCCTGGGCGAACATCCCAGGGTGATCGTTACCACCACCCCCAAGCCAACGCCCCTCATTCGGGCCTTAGCGGGCCGCAAAGACGGCTCTGTCGTGGTCACACGCGGCTCAACCTTTGATAACGCGGCCAACCTTGCCCCTGCAGCGTTGCTTGAACTTCAGGCCCGATACAACGGCACACGCCTGGGCCGCCAGGAGTTATACGGGGAAATCCTCGAGGATGTTGAAGGCGCACTATGGACCAAGGGCCTGATCGAACGCGCTCGCCTTCCCAAAGCCCCACCTTTATCTCGCATCATTGTTTCTATTGATCCTGCTGTAACTAATACCGATGAAAGCGATGAAACAGGAATTATCGTGTGCGGATCGGATGCCAACGGCCACGGTTATGTTCTCGGCGACTATTCATTCCGTGGATCACCGCTCGATTGGGCGAGTAAAGCCGTGGCGGTATTTGATGAATGGAAAGCCGACAGCATTTTGGTTGAAGTTAACCAAGGCGGCGACATGGTCAGCGCTGTTCTAAAGCAAGTGCGGCTTGGTTTACCGATCCGTGAAATTCGCGCCCATGTTGGAAAGCGTCTGCGTGCAGAACCAGTTGCTGCAATGTATGAACAAGGCCGTATCCACCACATTGGGGAATATCCATTGCTCGAGGATCAGATGACGATTTGGACACCGCAAGACGCAAAGTCTCCTGATCGTATTGATGCGTTGGTTCAGGCTTTTTCTGATTTACTTGGAAGGGCCAGCATCTCGTCATACTTTGGAGCGCTCGCAAACTTCTGTCCTGGTTGCGGATTACCAATGCCAAAGGCAATGTCGCATTGTTCTAAGTGTGGAACCGCTATGATTGAACCAACTCAATCTGAAGTGGCCAAGGAGTGAAATGTCTGTAGTTTATAACACCGTAATCAACCAAGGCGCTAACTGGTTCATCAACTTTCAGTATAAACAACCCGCAACAATCACAAACATCACGGGCAACGGCACAACCGTAACTTTTACAGCGGCCAACAATTTCACAGGCGGTCAAACGGTGAGCATTGATGGTGTTCTGCCATCGCAATACAACTTTCAAGGCGCAACGATCGCAACGAGAACAACCACGGCGTTTACGGTCACAAACCCAGCAACAGGAACCTACATCTCAGGCGGTCTCGCAACCGTTCCAATCAACCTAACTGGTTACACAGCGGCTTTGCAGATCCGATCCCTTCCTGAAAGCCCAACGGCAGTTCTTTCTTTGGCCACAGGCGGCAACGGCATCACGATCCCAACGCCAACCAACGGAACGGTTGTAGTCGAGGCAACAGCCACACAAACCCGCGCAATTGTTGCTGGAACCTACTACTATGACATCGAGATAACTTCTACAGGCGGCATTGTTTATCGTTTGGCTCAAGGCCAGGTTGTAGTATCAGCGGAGGTAACACGATGAGCGATGATGCAGTAATCATTCAACCGATTATTCCAACAGTTGTTATTTCATCCCCAGGACCGCAAGGCCCAGGTGGTGGAGAGATTTTCTATGTTCACACACAAGCAGTCGCAAGCGCGGTGTGGACTATTAACCACAACTTGAACGGTGAACCAACGGCAGTCGTTCTCGACTCTGCTGGAACACAATGCGAAGGCACCTTTTCTTACCCGAGCAAGAGTCAAATGGTGATAACCTTTACCAGTGCTTTCACAGGCACTGCCTATGTGATCTAGGAGAAATAAATGGCCCGTAAGTTTCTAGTTTCGATTGACCTGAACAAGAATGAATTGCAGAATGCCGTAATTCAGAACCTTGCTACAGCGCCAGCGACACCTTTAGCAGGACAGGTTTACTACAACACAACCGATAACCAACTCTACATTTACAACGGCACTCGTTGGGAAGTAGCGGGCAACGCAGTTACATCAGGAACACTTGCCGCACGCCCAGCCGCAGCAACAGTAGACACAGGCACGATCTACTACGCAACCGACAATTATCTTTTCTATTATTCCAACGGATCAGCCTGGCAACAGACTAACCAGTTTGGAACCATTACTGCGCAGACTTCTTATGGTGCATCAAGTGGCAACGGAACAGCAACTGATTATGCACGCTCCGATCACACCCACGGAACACCCGCTCTTGGAACTGCAACACCTAACGCGATCGCTGGCATTACTGGTTCTGCTGGATCAGCAACAACGCCTTCTAAAGAGGATCACACACACGCACTTGTTCCTGCAGCGGACATTGCATGGGGTGGTTACAAGATCACTTCTCTTGGCGCACCAAGTGCCGATGGCGATGCAGCGAACAAGGGTTATGTTGACTCCGTAGCGCAAGGATTAGATGTAAAGGCTTCTGTTCGCCTTGGAACAACAGGCGCTCTTTCTGCTTATACCTTCACTTCAACAGCAGGTGGAACACTTACTGGAAATGCAAACGGTGCGTTGTCGATCGATGGCGTTACACCAAGCGTTGCAGATCGCATTCTTGTAAAGAATGAAACAAGCGGCAACGCTCCTTATAATGGTATTTATGTAGTTACAACTGTTGGCGATGGATCAACACCTTATGTGCTGACTCGATCAACAGATGCCAACACAAGCGCTGAAGTTACATCAGGTATGTTCACATTCGTTGAACAAGGCACTACAAATGACAACAGCGGCTGGGTATTAACAACTAACAACCCAATCACTCTAAACACCACGGCTCTTGTCTTTGCACAGTTTTCAGGCGCTGGAACATACACCGCTTCTAACGGCGTATTGCTAACTGGCAGCAACTTCACCTTTAATCCACGCACAGGCTACGGTCTACAAACTGGTGCAAGCGGTGCAGAGATCAAGTTGGCAACAACTTCAGGTCTTAACCTCACATCAGATTTGGCAGTAGGTGCTGGTAACGGTATCTCGGTCCTTACAAACACAGTAGCAATCGACTCAAGCGTTGTTGTTTCCAAGTATGCGACAAATGTCGGTGATGGAGCAGCAACTTCTTACACAATCACACACAACCTCGGAACAAGAGATGTGATCGTTAGCGTTTATGAAGGCAGCGGTTCTTACGCTGAGGTCATTTGCGATGTCAACCACGCGACAACTAACACAATCACGCTGTTGTTCTCCGTGGCTCCAACTTCTAACCAATACCGAGTTGTAGTTCACGCTTAAGCAGTAAAGGAGATACACATGGGTCTTAGAGACCGTATCGCAAAGGCACTACTGCAAGGTGAAGTTGAAAAGAAGCCAAACCTGCCTGCAGGTGCGGTGACAATGACGGAACAAGAGATGCGTACGAATGCGCTTAATCAGATTGCGCAAAACTACGGTAACTCCGTTCCGCTTCCACGCAATCCTTGGCTTGCAGGTGTTCCATTTGGCCCTGGCAGCCCGATCACCCCTGGCGCGATCAACCCAGTCCGCGAGGATGGCCGCCCCGATCCACGCCGTTATGAATTCCAAGTTGCGCAGAACATCAACATCACAGAAACCCGCCTGGTTCCATTCAAAACCCTGCGTGCTTCTGCTGATCAGATTGACATCCTGCGCCGTTGTATTGAAGTGATCAAGAACAAGGTCACGGGCCTTGACTGGGACATCACCCTTGGCACAGATGCGTCAGAAAAGATTGCAGCAAGTTCAGGTGGCGATCATGTGCGGGCTATGGCCAAAGCGCGTGAGAAATACACCGATGAGATTGCTCGTCTGCGTGCATTTTGGGAAAACCCTGACCGAGCAAACGGTCTAACCTTTTCTGATTGGTTGATGGTTGCGCTTGAAGAGATACTTGTAATTGATGCTTGGGCTATTTGGCCACAGCGTTCTGTCGGTGGCGATCTTTACGGACTTCAAATCTTGGATGGCGGAACAATCAAGCCACTTCTAGATGATCGTGGTATGCGCCCTATGGCTCCCAACGCGGCCTACCAACAGATCCTCTATGGCTTCCCTCGTGCGGAGTTCACGGCTAACGATGACGATCCAAGCGCGGATGGTGAATTCACATCTGACGATTTGCAGTATTTGATCCGCAACCGCCGCACAACTTCGGCTTATGGTTTCAGCCCAACAGAGCGAGCGCTACCTTTGGCCGACATTTACCTTCGCCGTCAGCAATGGATCAGAGCGGAATACACAGATGGCGTTATGCCTGAGTTGATGTTTACAACCGATGAGAACTGGGGAACCAACCCTGACTTATTGCGTGCCTATGAAAACATATTCAACGATGATCTTTCAGGTCAGACAGAACAACGCAAGCGTCTGCGTTTACTGCCAGCGGGTATGACCCCTGTGCAATTTGATGCATACGGTGAGAAGTTCAAAGACACTCTTGACGACTATTTGATCACATCCATTTGCGGTCATTACGGTGTGCAACCTTCCGAGATCGGCTTCTCTCCAAAGGGCGGATTAGGCGGGGCAGGATTTTCAGAAGGACAGTCAGAAAGCGCCGAAGCCATCGGAACACAGCCTTTGGTTAACTGGATCAGCAAGATGCTGACAAACATCTCTTACACATACCTTGGTATGCCACGCGAGTTGGAGTTTAGATTGATGACTTCAAAGCGCCTGGACAACGAGTCCAACGCTCGCAAAAATCAAATTGAAATCACAAGCGGTGGTAAGACAATCAACGAACGCCGCTCTGAATTAGGCCTTCCACTTCTTGATACACCACAGGCTGACATGCCGATCTTGATGGCAGGGGCCAGCACATTCCTTTTCAGCCCTGACGGGATCATCGATGCGGCTACCGCTTCAACAGCACCCGCTTTGGCAGGACCCAACGCCGAGGCAGTTGCACCAGTTACCGAGATCGGCGAGAAGCCCGACAAGGAACCAACTGTTATTGAAGAGGAAGAGATCGAAAACGAGACAAAGAACGAAGTGAAGGCTTTCATGAAGTGGGCCAACAAGGGCAAACGCGCTCGCCTCTTTGAATTCAAGACACTCGATCCGATCGTGGGCGATGCTTTGAACCGTTGCGCCTATGAAGGCGATCTCGAAAGCGCAAAGGCACTCGCCAAGGCTTACTTGTCATGAAGTGGGGGCCTCTCCAGGCCGATGGGCGAATGGCGGCCAAAAGCGCAGTAAAGATCAGAGCAGCATTGGCACAAACGGCAGAATTCAAACGCGTGTTCGAGAGTTATCTTTTAACGCAACCCAACCTTTCAGACAACCGTTCTCAGGATCGTGCGCGAGCGCGTGCCTGGGTGATGTTGAATGTTCGGGTAAACATGATGGCTTTGATGGGTGTGCTTGAGCGAGTTTATGCCGAAGGCTGGGTAACAGGTGTAGCCGCAGCAGATGAAACTATCGCTAAGGCCAAAGAAGCAAACAAAGCAGCCGAGGATGATCTTATTAACTGGTCACTTTGGAACCCAGGCGATGATGCCGCAGCCCTTTTGCTTCGGCCAACTCGAGCCTTCCAACGCTTCTTAGAGTCCTTTGGTATTACCCTGAAAGAACTAACCAACACAACAGTAAATGACATTGGTAACTCGATCGCCGATGCTTTAGAGCAGGGCCTTTCTGCAAACCAAGCGGCCAAGTTGATCAGGCGCAATGTGGCAACCTCACATCGGGCTTTGACAATCGCAATCACCGAACAGAACCGAGCAATGTCGGCGGCAACGATCAACCGCTACCGAGAGATGCAGATCCCCGAGATGGAATGGGAGGTTTCTGATCCTTGTCCTATTTGTGCGCAGAACGCCAACCAAGTCGTGGCGATCGGTGGAACCTTCAACTCGGGCCACACGCAACCGCCAGCACATCCAAATTGTCGCTGCGCATTGTTGCCTGTGATCCCTGACTTTGGCGTAGATATTCCTGAAGGCGTGGCATTAGTGCCTATCCCTTCTCGGTAAAACTGCTAAAGTAATACACCTAGCCTTACAAGGATTGAGGAATAAATGACAACCAAACACATCAACGCAAGCACCCTCACAACGGCATCAATTTTATTCACAGTAGATAAAAACGCTCGCCCTTTAACTCCTGTAAACATTTACAATGGTCACGGCGCAGCAATCTTTATTGGTGATGCAAGCATCACAACATCAGGTGCAACGATTGGCCGCACAATTCCAGCGGCAGCATCGCAAGTGTTCTATGTTTATCCAAACGATGTAATTTACGGTATTTCTGCTGCGGCTTCCGCAACTGGCGCAATTGTTATAACTTACAGTGCTTAATGAAGGAGTAGAAATGAACGATTTAACCACATCGTATTTCAGCATTGAGAAGTCAGACAAACAGCCTGACGGAACTCTTATGGTTTACGGCAAGGCAACAGACGACTCAGTTGACATTGATCAGCAGATTTGTGACGCTGCTTGGTTGGATCGTGCAATGCCAGCCTGGTTTAAGTCAGGTGGAAACATCCGTGAACAACACTCAAGTATTGCTGCAGGTGTTGCTAAAGAATATGAAGCAAAAGCAGACGGTCATTACATCATGGCCCATGTTGTTGATCCAGTAAGCGTAAAGAAAGTCGATGCGGGAGTCCTGCGAGGCTTCTCGATCGGCATCAAATCTCCACGCGTTGTGCGCGATACCAAGGCTGTAAACGGTCGCATCATTGACGGACAGATTGTTGAAGTTTCACTTGTTGATCGCCCTGCAAACCCTAACTGCCAATTGGTTCTTGCCAAGAGTGTGGATGGCGAGTCGAGCCTGATCCAAGTTGAAGAGTTAAGCGAAGACATTATTAAACACCCAGGTCACGATCAATCTACACACGCCCGAGGCGGTTCAGGTGGCCGAGGCGCACCTGCAGCAGCGGCTGGTGGCGGTGGTGGAGGCGGAGGATCGGCTTCGGGAGAAGCAAGCGGAACCAAAGGCAAAGTTAGCCCTGAAGCCAAAGAAAAGATTAAGAAAGTAGGAAGCCGCGCTCGAGATCTTGAGTATGAGTTAAAGGCCAACAACCCTGCCGATGATAAGACTCGCGATCGCGCAGCATCTAAAGTTAACAAGGCACGCGCTCATATTGAAAGAGCCGAAAAGACCGATGATCCAAAAGAGGCTGCATCAGAATTAAAGAAAGCCAAGACAACACTTGAGTCTGCAAAGACAAGTCTTGAGGATCAAAATTACAACAGCGAGGCTTCGTCAATTCATGAGATCCAGGTCGACTTGAATAGCCTTGCAGTCTTTGTAGGTCGCAGCGGTAAAGCAACCGATGCAGATCTCCGCAAAGCATTACAATCTGCCCTACACTTATACTCTCTAACCAAATCGGAGGATGCCCCAATGAAAGAAACAACCATCGAATTACCTGTTGGGGCCGTAGGTGAACTGCTAAAGTTCGACAAAGTTCAGTATGAAGCCGCACGCGAAGCACTTGCCAACTTGATCCAAATCGAGGCTGGCGAAATGCGTGAAGGTCACAATGAAATACAATCAATCGGTCACCTTCTAGAAGCCGTTATGCATCTCCATGCATGGTATGAAGGAGAGGAAGCAGAGGGAGAAGTCATGGAAGAAGAGACAATTATCGAACGCGCCGCTGGATCGGATAAAGAAATGAAGCCAGCCAAGGATGAGTCAAAGCCTGACTTTCTAAAGCGTTGTAAAGAAGCGGGCATGGATGATGACGCTTCTAAGGCTTGCTGGGACAAGTACATGGGCGCAGAGAAGTCTGCTGACATTGCTAAGTGCCTCGAGTGCGGATGCAACCAACCTGGCAGCAATCACGGACTGAAAACAACTAACGATTTTGCGAACATCGCAATGCCATCAAATGTCACCACCGCAGAAATGTATGCGCCAGGTGAAACGCCTAAGTCAGCAGAAGCAGACGAAGCGGTAGAAGCCCCAACAGAGGAAGCAGCAGTCGAAGAGACCCCTGCAGAAACCCCAGTTGAAGAGGCAGTAACAGAGAATTCTGAAGCACCAACGGAAGTTGATGCAGCAGATGTTGAAGCCATCGTAGAGCAGGTGGTAAAGAGCGCAACTGAGTCACTTCGAGCAGAGATCACTTCATTAGTCGCGGCAAAAGAGGTCGCACTAGAGAAGTCGGTAGTTCTTGAGTCTGAGTTAGCAATTGCCAAGTCTCTCGCCGTGGCTGGCGGTCCAAGCCGTACTGTTCGACCATTGTCTACCAAGATCAATGACAACATTACAAAGGCTGCCATTTACAAAGCGAAAGCAAACGCAACAACAGACCCAGTACTCGCCAAGGGTTACAAGATTTTGGCCGAGGAGTTTTACTCCAAAGCAGCCGATGGCGAAAACAACTAACTACTAATCAAAGGATAAGCAATGACATTATCAACACCTAAGGTCACAGACCTATTCGGTGATGCAAGTCCACGCGAAGCCGCAGAACGCATGGAAGAGTACACATCCGAACTTGGAAAGTCTCTCTCAAGCGCATCTACAGTTCCAGGACAAGCACCTCTTGCAGATCCAGCAGCGCAGATCGAAGCACTTGTTGCTAACAAGTCTCTATCTCCTGATGTATCAGCAGGACTCCAAAATGCACTTGCTGCGCAGCGCCTCGCTATGCAGGACATGCAAAAGGACATCACCCTTACATCTCCACTCTCAACATCTTTCGCAGCCTTCGATCTTGAAGCACCTGCAAAGTTGCTCACACCACGCCCAACACCTCTCCGTAACCGTATTCCTCGCAAGAAAGGCGTAGGCACTAGCCATCGTCAGAAGCAGATCCTCGGCTACACAGGAACTGGAACTGGTGGAGTTGGCAACCTATGGCCAGGTATCACACAAAGTTCAACTGCAACTTTTGGTTCTATCAATTACGAGCGTGGACCAATTATCAGTTATGCTGCTCAAGATTTGATCTTGCCTTACAACTCATACTCACTATCTGACAGCGTGACATTTGATGCTAACTTCTCAGGTCTTGGCTACCAAGATCTCCGTCAGTTGTCATCAACATCAACTCTTTACGCAACAATGTTGATGGAAGAGCGTATGATGCTAATGGCTCGCGGAACAGCAAGCGGATACTCAGGCGCACTTTCAGCACCTACATTCGTTGATGGTTCACCAGCAGCAGTCACAGGACAAACAGCACTTGCCGCAGGCACTTACTACATCAATGTGACAGCAGACGCAGGTATTTCAGGTAACGGATTTGGTGAGTCAATCCTTGGAACAGAAACTTCAGAGGTAGTTGCTTCAGGAGATGTTCTAACAGTTACAGTATCAACTCCAGTAGTCGGCGCACTTGGTTACAACATTTATGTTGGAACAGCAACAGGCGCGGCTAACTTGAAGTATCAGGGAACTCTAAAGGGAACTGGCACATTCACAATCCAAGGTGCGAGCGCACAAGGCCTAACAGGTAACAACGCTCCATTCACAACAACAGGAGCCGCAGCATCACGCGCAACAGCAGACACATCTGCTTACGCAACTGGTTATGACGGAATTCTTGCTACTGTTCTTGGACCTAACTCAGGTTACAACAACGCAATCAACAGCGCTTTCTCAACTTCTAATCCAGGCGGAGAATTCCAGACTGCATTCGCATCTATGTACCAGAATGTAAAGGCTGATCCTGATGTGGTTCTCCTTAACGGTAACGATCGTAAGCAACTCTCTGATGCAATCAAGAGCGGCTCTAACGCTAACTACCGTTTGGTTATCAACAACCCAGGCGAAGACGGCACAACATACGGATCAGTTGTAACTGGTCTACAGAATGAAGTAACAGGCAAGGCTGTTGATCTTATGGTTCACCCATGGCTCAACCAGGGCGTTGCTCCAATCCTTTCATTCACACTTCCAATCCCTGACACAGAGGTTTCAGATGTTTGGGCGAACTACTTAGTTCAGGACTACATGGGTATCCAATGGCCTGTAACTCAGTTCTCTTATGACTTCTCAACATACTTCCGTGGCACTTTCTTCTGCGCAGCACCTGCGTGGAACGGTGCAGTTTCAGGAATTGTTAACGCTTAGTCACTGAATAAGAAGGGAGGGTGCGTTTCTCAAGGGCGCACCCTTCCTTTATTCCATAAGGAGGCAGCATGGCAAGATGGGTAGCACCCGACAAAGGTGTGAAAGAAACAGTTATTGGCAACGCAACCTACCGCCCCGATCGCAGCGGTATTTACACAGTAGACAATGCCAAGCACGCAAAGTTAATGAAGGCAGAGGGTTATTTCGAGGCGGCATTAAATCCTTATGACAGTAAAGACGGCGAACGAGGATTTACTTGCGTAGAATGTGGCTTTGGTAGTTGGTTTGCATTGTGTTCACGGTGCGGGCATAACAACTCCAGTATTCCAACAGATGGGAATTCATAAATGGCAACGGGCGTAACAACAGACACCTTCTCGGAGCAGTCATATTTGACCGTTCAGGAATACAAGAACGCGCCCACCTCGATCGACTATGACAACCTGGTAGTTGGCGGCAACGCAACAGCCCAAGATGCCGAACTCAAGAATGTAATCCTTCGGGCTTCGTCTTACATGGATGAATACCTGAACCAAAATGTCGTGGCCAACCGAGCCACAGAAACACAGCGAGTCCGCCTAAACAACAGCGGCTACATCGCCCTGCATCCCAATCAAAGCCCGATCATCTCCCTAGAGAGTTTCTACTACGGCGGCGCTCCTACAAACTTGATCCCAGTCAACGATCCATCTCAATGCTGGTTTGAAGAGCAACAGATCATCATCCCGCTTTCCCAAATGGCAACCACCTGGTCCTCTCAAGGGCCGTTGGCCTTCGGCGCTGGTATCGGTGGGTCTAATCAGATCTTTGCTAAATACACTTATGTGGCTGGCTTTGCCAATACAACCGTTGTTTCAGGAACCGCAGGGGCTTCCACAATCGTTGTGGCCGATCCAATCGGCATCATTCCAGGCGAAATGCTGCGTATCTCTGATGGCGCAAGCAGCGAAACCGTCTATGTAAGTTCAACTTATACCTACGGCAGCGCAACCATTACCTTGGTTTCTCCCCTTGTTTATACCCACGCTGCGGGCGCTGCCATTGGCAACTTGCCTAACGCAATCAAACAAGCGTGCATTCTTATCACCACGGCTTTCATAAAGATCCGTGGCGACAACTCTTTAACCATGAACATCACGACTCAACCGCAAGGAAGCATCCCTGGATCGGCTCGTTACGGCGGAGAGATCTCCATGGCACTAAGCATGGTTGATAAGTACCGCAGGATCAGATAATGGCGGGCCGCGTAGGGGTCAGAAATACGCTTGCAGCGTTTATTTCCAACCCACAGATTACAAACTTGAACCAGGTCTTTACTTCCTTCCCCAAGCGCATTAACTATCAGATCAATTCGCAGCCTGGGCAGTTGACCCGATCGGCTGCCGTTATTTTCATTGCTGCTGAAACAGAAACACGCCTGGCGATTGGCGGCGCTCATAACGGTTGGAAGCGCGTTGACTACACATTAGTTTTGCAGATTTATACCCACTCGATGCATCGGAATGCCGAGGATGTAATGGATGATTTTGATGTGTTGATCGACAACATCAAAACACGACTGCGTTCCGACCACAATTTTGGCGACCCAACGGGTAATCTAGTGTGGCAAGGAGCCGAACCGATCATCAATGCACGCTACGGAGAAGTGTCTACTACCAATGAGGGCGCTTCCGAGGTGTTTGCTGAGATAGAATTCGATGTTACTGAAATGATCCAAGCATAAGGAGCAACATGAAACTGAAATACAACGGAACAGATGAACGAGTGTTCCCATCGCTGGGGATCACAGTAAAACCAGGTGACGAGTTTGACGCACCCGAAGGCTTTACTCATCCTGACTGCCTAGCACCAGGAGCAGCGAAGCCAGCAGCAATTCCAACACAAGCCCCAACCAAGTCTGCCGCGTCAGACTACGACTCTAAGGAGAGTGAATAATGTCAGTACAAGCATCCGTACGCTCGTACCTGGGTATTGCTAAAGAAGCAACCAAGGGAACGATCGTTGCACCAACAGATTTTATACCAGTAGCAAAGGACAACATCAAGCCTGTAGATGTAGTAGATCCGCTCTACGACACAGGGCTTCGTGGTTCTAATGTTGTGAACTACGCTTATCTACAAGGTCGCACACGCTCGACTTTTGACTTTGGAGGCGCAGTATTTGCCGACACAGTTGGATACGGTCTTGCGGGACTTCTTGGATCGGTCGCAACTACAGGTGTTAGCGCACCTTACACACACACAATCTCGCTAAAGAACAGCCTTGTTTCAGGTGTAGATAATCAGCCAATCTCTTACACATTAACAGACTTCTATACTGCAGATGTTCGTTCTTATCCAGGATGCCAGTTCTCAGACTTCTCTTTGAAGTTTAACGCTGACGGAATGCTTGAGTATGATACAAAGACAACAGGCTGGGCTTCAAGCGCAGTTGCCGATCCAACTCCAACATTTAGCACTTTGCTACCAACAGTTGTTTGGCGCGGCACAGTTTCTATTGGAGGCGCTGCGGTATCAAACTCCATGACAGGCAACATCGACATGGCTCGATCTGTTACTCCTGTTTACGGCATCAGCAATACTCAGAACCCATACCAGGTTTTTTTGGGACCTCTAGAAGTAACAGGCAAGATCACATTCATCATGGAAGATGACACAGAACTAACCCGTTTCTTAAACAACACTCAGCCAGCAATTGTTCTTAACTGGGCCTATGGCACAGGTGCAAGCGCGGTTCAAATCCAAGCCACAATCTCTAAGGGCGCTTATACAGCCGCCGTTATTGAACGCGGTGAGGACTTCGTTCAGGTTTCAATTGATCTAAACGGCCAAGGCAACACAACTGACGCTGGATCAACAGGTGGTTTTGCACCAATCAAGTGGGTTCTACAGAATGCGAAAGCATCAGGAACCTACGCCTAAATCCAAGAGCAGGTGGGATCGGTTGATGGCGAACGCCTTCCCGCCATCCCACCCACCTGCTCCCTATAGGTTATGATTTAGGAAGGCAAACTATTAGGAGGCAAAAATGTCAGAGAAAATAACACTACCTTCAGGGGCAACAGTCACTTTAAAGGACCCTAAATCATTACGCGTTAAAGATCGTAAGCGCGTGTTGAAAACTGCAGATGTAGAAGGCGGAGATTTAACTCGAGCCTTAGCATTGGGCGATGCTTTGATTGCGATGTTGATCGAGGACTGGTCGTTGGACCTCTTGATCCCCGCACTCAAGATCGACAACCTTGATGAGTTAGAAATGAAAGATTACGATGCTTTGGTTGACGCTACAAAGGATGCGCAGAAGTTTCTGTTCCCTTCTTTGGGCGACACACCTGATAACGAGCAAGACCCAAAAGCGGATACCGACAACTCGAACGCTTAAGGTGGTGGCTTGAGGGTGGCGAGCGCCGACCTGATCTAGATTACCCCGATGAGGAGTGGTACTACTTTCAGTTCGCTGATCGCTTTGGATGGACACCCACGCAAGTGGATGATCTACCCGCAGGGACCGCTGATTGGTTGTTGGGAATAGCAGCAACTGTGACTAAGATGCAAAGCGAGGTGCGTGAGTGACATTTGAATTCACAAACCTGCCTAAAGTCTTGGCCGCTCTTGGCAAAACAGAGATGGATGTAAACAACGCTGCTCGCTTTGCGATCGGCATGGCTGCGGCCGAAGTTGAACGCCAAGCCAAAAAGAATGCAAACACAGGAACGCACCCAAGAGGCCAAGGCCACATCCCAGGCACAGGCCCTGGTCCCAATGTCATGACTGGTAACTTGCGCCGATCCATTTACTCGCAGACCAAGATCGGCTTCGGACAAAGTTATGTTGCTGAAGTTGGCGCTTCGATGGTTTATGCACGCGCCGTTGAACTAGGACTCCCCGAATGGAAATCAGGAGTAAAATACCCGTATCTTGTACCCGCTGCAGAAAGTCTGAAACAATCAGGCAAACTCAGTAGGACATTCATTGGCGCTTTTGCATCGTATTTGAGGAGTTAATAGATGGCATCTACGATCCCGCCAATTCTCATTCAGATACAAGCCGATGTAAGTCAGTTGAAGGCAGGTCTTGCCCAGGCGCAGAACGCGATCAAGGGCGTAGATGACAATGTAAAAAAGGCCAGCGGTGGCATGAGCAACTTTGTGGGCAACCTTAAAAAGGTCGGCGCTGCAATGGGTGCTACTTTTGCCGCTTCCCAAGTTGCTGCATTTGCCAAAGAGTCGATTATGGCGGCCAGCAACATGGCCGAGTCTTTATCCAAAGTGCAAGTTGTGTTTGGCGAAGGTGCGGCAGAGGTTGAAGCGTTTGGTAAAAGCGCTGCGCAAAACTTAGGTATTTCTAACCAGGCTGCTTTAGAGGCTGCTGGAACTTACGGTAACTTATTCCAGGCGTTTGGTTTAGGTCAGGGCGAGTCGCAAAAGATGTCTACCAGCCTTGTTCAGTTGGCCGCAGACATGGCTTCGTTTAACAACACATCCATCGATCAAGCCATCACCGCTTTACGATCAGGTCTTTCAGGTGAAACAGAACCTCTAAAGCGCTTCGGTGTTGCTCTTTCAGAAGTTCGCTTGAAGGAAGAGGCCCTGCGAATGGGTCTGATCAAAACAACAAGTGGAACTCTGCCTGTTGCGATCAAGTCCCAGGCTGCTTACTCATTGATCTTAAAAGACACGGCTCTTGCGCAAGGCGACTACGCCCGCACCGCCGATGGAACCGCTAACACCATGAAAACTCTGCAAGCCAAAATGGAGGATGCAAAAGTCGCACTTGGTGATGCTTTGATGCCAGCCTTTAGAGGGTTGTTAAAAATATTAGATTTGCTTATTCCTGTTCTTACCAAGATCGGTGAGTTCTTTAAGAACAACCAAGCCGAAGTTAAAGCCTTTGCCATAACAGTTGGCGTGCTAGGCGCTGCTTGGGGCGCTTACACCGTCTTTGTAAAAGCAGCAATTATTCAACAGAAAATTCTTAACCTGGTTCAGAAACTCAACCCGATCGGCCTCATTGTTATTGCCGTGGGTCTGCTTGTTGCGATGATGGTCAAACTATGGAACAGCAATGAGACATTCAGAAAAGCCGTAGTTTCCATGGCCAAAGTTGCTCTCAACGCTTTTGCGGCAATCATTCCTATGGTCGGCCAGGTATTTGAAGTGATCATGAAAGTGGTCACGGGTCCGTTGCGTGCCTTGTTGTTAGTTCTTTCTAAACTTCCAGGCGTTGGTAAATACGCTAAGGCTGGCCTGGACATCATGAATAAAGGTTTGGATGGCATTAGCGATTTTGCTAAGGCTGCTTCTAATAAGGCTAAGGACCTAGCCGCTGGCCTGGACAAGATGGGTGCGGCCGCAGATAAGAACGCTCAGAAAGTAGAAAAGGCAACCAAAGGTGGAAAAGGCAAGCCAGGCGTAGTCGATCCTAAAGTTGCAGAGGCCGCAAAAGAAGCAGCGGATAAAGCAAAAGACCGCGCTGAAAAGATGCTTGAGATTGAGACTGCTTATATTGAGAAGTCGATTGAAGCACATGAAAAGTATCAAGAGAAGGTTGCCGATCTACACAAAGCCTACGGAGAAGCAATTGCCGAGGCCGAGGAAGCCGATCGCGAGCGCCGCGCCGATGCACAGAAAACCTATGATGCCGCCGTTGTTGATGCCCAAAAGGTTCACACCCAAGCCATGGTGGACATCGCAAAAGATTATGCAAAGAAAACCGCAGACATTGAGGCAACCCTTCAAAGAAAACTTGTAGATTTAAGGCAAGCCGCTGCTGCAAAGTCTGCCGATTTACGCGTTAAGGCTGCTGAAAAAGAAGCATCTATTATTCAGCAATCAGTAGATCGCTTGCGCAGCGCTTTTGCTTCAGGCACATCATTCAGTCTGACCGAGGCTTTCAAGGGCAAGACTTCAGGCGGCTTCTTAGAGCAAATGAAAAAGGAACTGGAAGCGGCCAAGAAACTACAGCAAGGCGCTGCCTATCTTGCGGGCGAAGGTTATGCACAGACCTTTATTGAGCAGGTTGTAAAGGCTGGACCTGAAGTTGGCAATCAGATGATTGATGAGTTAAAGAAATCGTCACCTGAACAACAGAAAGAAATCCGTGAGACTTTCATGGATCTTGAAGGTATCCAAGACACAGGCTTAGACGCTTTGGCTAAATCCATGAGCAACGGAGCCAACCTAGCCACATCCGAATTGCGACAGGCTTACGATCAGGTGGCAATTGATCTTAAAAACTCTTTAGCCGAAGTAGACATGGAGTTAATGAACTCCTTGGCAGAAGCCAACGCCGAGTATGCCCGCGCTATGACCGAAGCCAAGGTTGAACGCGATGCTCGTATGCTTGAAGCGGCCACACAATTACAGACCGCGATCGCTGAAGCCAAAGCACGCCTTGAGGCTTCTCTTGCCGAGTCTGCTGCAATATTACAGAAAGCCCGCGAGGAAGCCCAAAAGAAACTCAATGAAGGATTAGCCGAAGCGCAAAAGGTTCTGCAGAAGGCTTTGGTTGATGCTCAACTTGCTTATCAAAAGGCTATTGATGAGATTTCTGCAAGCACAGCCCAAAAGTTAGAAAGCCTAAAAGCACAACTTGCTTCTGTGGCTGCGGCCACGGCCGCGCTTCAATCTGCACAATCGGCTTACGCAAGCGCAGCAACTGCAAAAACTGTGACCACGCCTTATGTTACAGGAGGCACTAATTCAAACGGCGGAGTTGGCAACACCGCGTATGGGCCAACCACAAATATTGCGCAAACTTTTAACACCACAAAGGTTGATCCAGCCGATGTGCATCTTGCGACTGTCAGTGCGGTAAAATATGGAGCCGCCGTAACAGTCAACACCACAACCCTTGCTGGAATTATGGCTGCAAGCGGAACAACTAAGACAAGCAGCAGCATTAACACTTCAACAGGAGTGTCTAACAAGATTAAGGCGATGGGAATGAACATACTCTAATGGCCGCCGTAATTGCTAACTACTCGTTCTCCTTCAACAGTCAGGTCTTTGGCGGAGAAGGCTCGCCTTATCAGATCATGAGCGTTGATGGCTTAGAAGCCTTGCCAGCAATCCGATCTCAAGATGACAATCGAGGCTACGCAGACGGTATGTTCTCGGGCCGTGACTTCCTTGGCGGCCGATACATTACAATGCTGGTTCAGATCTTGGGCAACGGCACAGGATCGGCCCAGGCTAATTTCAACACCCTTCAGCAGGCCCTTTTGCCCCAGGCAAGCGGCACTACGCCCCTTTACTTTATATTGTCCAATGCATCAGGCGAGCAGGTCTTAAACGCCCGCGTAAGAGGCTTGAGCGCCTCTGTAGACCCCAACTACACCTACGGCTACATCATTGCCCAGGTCAGTTTCTTTTGCCCCGATCCACGGTATTACGACTCCAATACTCAGACCGCAACCCTGAACTACACCCCGCCTGGCGGCAGAACTTATAACCGAGTTTATAACTTAGTTTATGGTGGCGGATCGGTATTAATTACAACCAACATCCAAAACAATGGATGGACTGCGACCTATCCCACCATCGTTCTTAACGGCCCGATCATCAACCCGATCCTTGGTAACCAAACCGAGAACCTGGCTTTAAACTTTACCTGCTCTTTAACCAACACGGACTTCTTGACCGTAGATTTATACAATAAACTAATAACTTTGAACGGAAACCCCGCTCGAAACTTGCTGGCTTCGGGTCAATGGTTCTCTGCACAACCAGGTACTAACTTGTTCTACCTAACAGGCAACGCAGGTAGTACAGTAGTGGGTGTGACAGGTGCAACTGTGACTTGGCAATCGGCTTACATTTAGGAGAATAAATGACAGTTAGAACCCCGCCCAGTTGGTTGCAGAACGGATCGCACCCTGCTGAAAACGATCGCCTAACAACCCAGGCACTTTGGGCTACCACAGGTATCATCAACAGCGCTTCTTTACTTGTCACGCAAAATACACCTCCTGGTCTTTCTGTTGTTGTTGCATCAGGATGGGCTGCAATTGTTGGAACAACTCAAGCCAACATGGGAACTTATGTAACTTACAACGATGCCAGTTCTGTTCTGTCTTTAAACACGGCAAATCCAACCAACCCAAGAATTGACCTTGTTTGCGCAACTGTAAATGACGCGTATTACACAGGATCGCTTAACAATGTGGTGCTTCAGGTTGTAGCAGGAACCCCTGCGGGATCGCCTGTTGCCCCAGCGCTTCCAGCCAACTCAATCACCCTGGCAACTGTGGCCGTTGGTGCGGGCGCAACTGCGATCACAAATGCAAACATTACCGACACACGCGTTCTTGTAACCACAAACATTCCTGAGTCAGGTGACATCAGCGCGGTTGTTGCTGGCACAGGACTTTCAGGCGGAGGCACAAGCGGATCGGTTACTTTGGCTATCAATACAGCCGTGACCGCCGATCTAACAACCGCCCAAACTTTAACTAATAAAACTTTAACCAGCCCAACAATTAATGGCGCAACTATTGCCACTTCAACTTTGACTAGCCCAAAGGTTAACTTGGGTATCAACGCACAAACAGGAACCACCTACACCACGGTCCTGGATGACAATGGCAAACTTGTAACTCAGACAAACGCCAGCGCTATTGCCACAACCATTCCTTTGAATTCAAGCGTGGCTTATCCAGTCGGCGCTCAGATAAACATCGCGCAAATGGGAGCGGGCCAAGTAACAATTTCAGGCGCAGGAGGCGTGACTATTGCTTCAACGGGTGCTACCGCAACGGCTCCCAAGTTAAGAGCGCAATATTCAACAGCCACGGCTGTTCAAACCGCAACTGACACATGGCTGATCATGGGTGACATTTCATGAGTCGCCTTGCTTTAACTCCTACAAATGTTCCTGTTTCAGCAACAGACATTTCAACACCCACTCTCAGAGCGGGCGATCTTTACTACAACACAACCGAAGGCTTAAAGGTTTACACAGGCGCAGCGTGGTCAGCCATGGGCGTTCCGCCTTTAACTGAGGTAGACGCAGGTGTGTTTGATAGCATAGCCCCTTATAATGGTGGCGATCCAACAACGACTTCAACGCAGACCGTAAACGGAGGAACTCCCTGATGGCAGTTGTAACACAAATCCAAGTACGCAGAGGAACTGCTTCCCAGTGGACTTCAACTAACCCTGTTCTTGCTTCAGGCGAGTGGGGTTATGAAACCGACACAGGCAAAGTAAAGATCGGCAACGGATCAAGCGCGTGGAACTCTTTAGGTTATACAGGTGCTTCAACTGGAACTGTTACAAGTATCACGGCTGGAACAGGCCTTAGCGGCGGAACAATTACATCAACAGGCACGATCGCAATTGACACCGCAACCACCGTGGATGTTTCAACTGCGCAAACTCTTACAAATAAAACTTTAACTGCGCCCAAGATCAACTTGACTCTTAATGCGCAAACTGGAACAACCTACACATTTGTGCTTGGCGATAATGGACAATTGGTCACCGCGTCTAATGCATCAGCGCAAACTTATTCAATACCCACCAACGCTTCAGTTGCATACCCAACTGGAACTCAAATAAACATCATTCAAATTGGCGCAGGACAAGTCACTATTCAAGCGGTCACTTCGGGAACAACAACAGTTGCTTCAACAGGAGCAACCGCTACCGCTCCTAAATTGAGAGCGCAATACTCATCAGCCACTTTGATTAAGGCCGCAACAGATCTGTGGTATGTGGTGGGAGATATTTCATGAGTCCGATCATTGGTGTTATTGATTCGGCTAAGACAGGGAGACTAAGCACTAACTCATTCTTTTCTTTAGCAACGGCTCAGCCAACAACTGGAACTGGAACTGTGACTTTTACAAGCGGGGGAGTTTGGGCTGACTACTCTCATTTATATTTATCCTGGATTGTTCGCGGTTCTCGATCCGCGCCAAACGAAACTCTAATTATGTATATGAATAGTGATACCACTAGCCCTTACTATATGGGTGAGCAAGTTGAATGGGACGGCACAAATACTAGCAATGTGTATCCTTCAAGCGGCACATACACGCCTAACTCTGCTTGCCCAGGTAATAGCCTGAACGCTAATTTCTTTGGAAGTGGCTTCGCTAATATTTATAACATTAACGATACTGGAAAATACAAAGCCAGTAGAGCAGATGGCGCATTTCAACAAGACGGCACAGGTTCGGGATACAACAACTACACCACAACTTTTTCTACTTGGAAAAATACTGGCGCTTTAACCAGCCTTACTTTGTATCCTGATATTGGCACTTTCATCACAGGGACACATATTGCGCTTTACGGAATCAAAGGATAAGTAAATGCCAACTTCAACATACGAACTTGTAGGAACTGTAACGCTTGGTTCTAGTGGCGCTATTGATATTACTGGCATACCTGCAACTTACACCGATTTAATTGTCAAAGGTGCTGTGCGCGCTGCTGGTGGTTCATCAGTGGTGGAAAACTGCTGGTATTACTTTAACAATGACACCCGCGCTATTTACTCAGACATGCGCATGATTGGTTATTCTGCTTCTCCAGGAACTTGGGCGCAGAATTCTAGTTGGGGAAATAATTATAATTATATTGGTGCGGTTCAAGGCGCTGCTCCTGTTCTTAGTGGCAGTTACACACCATTTGAATTTAAGGTAGCGCAATATGCAAACACTAGCCGTTGGAAATTCACAATAGGTTCTTGGGGAACTTACAATTATGAGGCTGGTTATCGTAACGGAAACTATGAAGAACTCAGCGCTATAAATCGCATCACTTTCTCAGTCGGCGGTGGTGGCACTTTTGCTGCTGGTTCGTCAGTAACCGTGTGGGGAATAAAGGCGGAGTAAAATGGCAACTACATTCACACTTATAGAAACTAAGACACTCGCAAGCACAACTAATTCTATTTCTTTTTCTGCGATCCCACAGACTTACGGAACTCTTGTTCTTAAAGTAAATGCGCAAGACTCTTCGGGTGCGGCAAACCGTACAGATATTTGGTTCACGCCTAACGGTAACTCGTCAGGCAATGTGGCCACAAACAGAGTTTTATTTTATGACGGTGCTAATAAATTGCGTGATTATTACACAAGCCAAGGCGCAACCGTGGCTATCCCTACTGCGGGAAACGGAAGTCAATATTTCTCAGGAATTGAACTATCTATTCCTAACTATACGGGGACTAACAACGCCAAGACCTACATGGCTTTAGGTTCATTCGGGGCTTCTACTACTCAAGCATTTAATCAACTGTCCATTTGGAACAATAACAATGGCGTTACAAACGCGATCACATCATTTGATGTTCGTTGTAACACAAGCGCAACTTTCAGTATAGGTTCAAAGTTCTCGCTATACGGATTATCCAACTCATAAGGAGAAAAAAATGACAGAAACAATCATGAAAACAATTATCTGCTGCGCAGACCACGATCACGCAACAGATCCTTCTTGCGAAGTAGGTGCTAAAGAAGCAACAATTCCTATGAGCGCAGAAGAACTAGCCGCTAACAAAGCAATTGAGGATGAAGCAGAGGCTCGCTACGCCGCAGAAGAAGCAGAGCGCGTTCGCATAGCCGCGCTTAAAGAATCCGCAAAGGCCAAATTAATTGCTGGTAAGCCACTCACAGAGGAAGAAGCCTCAGTCCTGGTAATCTAGTGGTATGCCAACAACAACATACCGCTATCTGTTTGTAAATCTTTCTACAAACACGATCATTGCTGAGTTGCCCCTAACGGGAGTGGCTTTTACACAGCAGTTAAATCAGGCTGGAACTTTCACGGGCCACCTTTTGCTTTCAGGTTTGAATGCTGCGGCTTTCAATATTGACGCTTCAACGATCCCTGGCAAATGCGGTGTTTATGTTGACCGCAATGGCATCCTGGTATGGGGCGGAGTGATTTGGGGCCGAACTTATAACAGCGCCGATCAAACCCTGACCTTTAGCGCTCGCGAATGGATCTCCTACTTCGAACGCCGCCGCATAACCCAAACAGTAAATTTCTCTAATATTGATCAGTTAGTGATCGCCAAGACCCTGGTAGAGGATGCTCAAGACGAGCCGTACGGAAGCATTGGGGTTCTCTACAACACCGCAGGTCAAACCACATCGGGCGTTTTGATTGATCGTGTGTATTACAACTATGAACTCAAGACAGTCTTCAACGCCATCCAGGATTTATCTCGTCAAGACGATGGCTTTGATTTTGACATTTACATTGAATATGACAGCGTAACTGGTTTACCCAAGAAGGCTTTCAACACATATTATCCACGAAGCGGAACCCCTTACAGCGCCAGTAATTCCCAGGCGCTTGTGTTTCAGTTCCCTGCTGGCAATGTCGTTGAATATGAGTATCCCGAGGATGGATCAATTGCGGCCAACACAATCTACGCTTTAGGCGCTGGTTCTAACGAGGGCAAGTTGATCTCAACCGCACAAAACACATCATTTCTAGTTGATGGTTGGGCGCTTCTTGAGGATCAAGCCAACTATTCAGACATTACAGATCAAGCCGTGTTAACCGAATTGGTTGCAGCGCAAGTGATCGCCGTGTCTTATCCCCCAACAACTCTCAAGATGGTAGTTCCGCCGTATGTAATTCCTGAATATGGAACCTACAAAGTGGGAGATGACGCTCGTATCTTGATCCAAGACAACCGCTTCCCCGAAGGCTTAGATGAGATTTATCGCATCGTGGGTATTTCTGTGCAGCCTGGCGAGGATGGACCTGAACGCGCTACGCTAACTTTGACCCAGGGTTCAGGAGAAGCGTAATGGCCTACATAAATCAACCGCCAGCCTTGCAGCAGATGTTCGCCGATCTAGACAGCCGACTTCGCAAATTGGAAACGGCCCAGCGCTTTACCGCGCCCGATGTTTCAACCGAGCCAACTTACCCACGGACTGGCGACATAATCTTTGATAACACGCCCGATCAAATGAAGTATTGGAATGGAACTGAGTGGGTTGTCTTTGCCGATGATTATCTTGGCGTTCCTAAGATCGCTTTCACATCCACTTGGACAGGAACAGGACTGGCTTACACAGGCACGCCAGCCACAGGGTTTTATTCCAGGGTCGGCAAGATGGTTTTCTTTACGATTAGGGTCAACTGCACAACCGTTACAAACTTTGGCACAGGTGATTATTCGCTAACTTTACCCACAGGTTTGCAGCCCAACATAAACAATCTAGTCACTGGCGGTTTGCACCATGTCGCAAGCGGCAATCATTACCTGCTTTACATGGACTTTAATGGCGCAAGCCTTACCGCTGAACTTTACTATCCTCAGGCAAATGGCACGATGGCGCGTATGGATCACAACAGTCCGCACACATTACAGACAGCCGATTTCTTTTATTTTACAGGCATGTATTTCTTAGCATAAGTTATCATTACAACATGACACCTAATGAATGGCTTGGCATCGGAGTTGCGGTTTGCACCCTTTTGGGATCGCTGGCAGTCGCGGTGCGCTTCTTAGTGAAGCATTATTTATCCGAACTTAAACCTAACGGTGGGGCAAGCCTTCGGGATGAGCAGAACAGACAAGGTGACACAATCAAACGGCTGGAGAACCGCGTTGACGAGATTTATCGCTTGCTGCTTAATCGCGCTTAGTCTGACAGGCTGTGGGTATCAAGGCTACACGCGTTATCCTTGCCAGGAATATGAGAACTGGACCAAAGCCGAATGCAACCCGCCGCAATGCAAGGCGCTTGGGCAATGCACTAAGGACCTACTACCGAATGTGGAAATCAATGAGTAGAAAACGACTCACACCCGAGGAACTACACGCTCGCCTTATAGTCACTATTGGCATCCTGCTTGCCTTGGTATTTGCAGGATCGGTCTTTGCCATGCTTTATGCCTTGGTATTTGTGACGCAGCCTATGTCGCAAGCCCCAAACGATGCCGCTTTCATCGATCTAGTCTCGACACTTTGCGTGTTTCTTACTGGCACGCTTTCAGGCATATTGAGTGCTAATGGGTTAAAATCTAAACCAAAACCGAAGGAGGGTGAGATCGATGAGCCAACGCGATGAGTTAGTTGCGGTTGCACTTAAAGAAGTGGGAACCATTGAAGGGCCAAAAGATAACGAAACCAAGTATGGCGCATTCACAAAGGCTAACTTTCTGCCCTGGTGCGGATCGTTTGTAATGTGGTGCGCAAGCCAGGTAACGCTAAAGATCCCAAACTGCGTGTCTACGCAAGCAGGGGCCAAAGCGTTCTTGGATAAAGGCCAATGGCAAGCAGCCGAGGAAGCAACACCACTACCAGGCGACATTGTTTTCTTTGACTTCCCTGGAGATGGGATTGACCGTATTTCTCATGTTGGGATTGTTGTAAAAGACAACGGCAACGGCACGATCACTTGCGTAGAGGGCAATACCAGTTCAGACAAGAAAGGCGACCAAAGAAACGGTGGCGAATGCTGCCTGAAGGTTCGCGCTTACAAGAAAAAGAACGGAAGCAAACTAGTCAAATCGCAGCCTGTAGCAATTGTGGGCTTCGGTAAACCAAAGTTCAAGGAGACCAAATGAACGCACAGTTAAAAGCAGCGCTTGAGTCATACGCACGATCCTTTGTGGTTGCGGCCATCGCCGTTTATTCCGCAGGAGAAACCGATCTGAAAGCCATCCTAATTGCTGGATTGGCCGCAGTTGCTGGCCCAGCGATCCGCGCAATTAATCCTAAAGACCCAGCGTTTGGCTTCATTGCCAATGCAGTCGATGTTGAGATTAAAGCGCTCGCCAAGAAGTCTAAAAAGAAAACAAAGTAACCGCAGCGAATTGCACCCGACTTTCTCTCGAGGTCGGGTGCTTTCTCTTTCATAACTGTTAAGGTACCCTTTAGGCTCGAGGAGGCATTATGCTTAATGATAAATTCATCGAAATCCTGTCGAAGCGATCTATTCGGCGTGGATCAGAATATTGTGCGTACCAAGAAATGTATAACAATCTAAGTAAAGAGGATCAGAAGGCTTTAGACGATGCGTGGGCAAAGAACTACCCTGCAAACTTAATAGTTCAAGCCTTGCGAGCGGATGGGCATAAGTGCAGTTCGGATACGATCCGACTTCATAGAAACGGCACTTGCAGATGTCCGAAGGAATAGATGCGCTGTTAAAAGAACGCGGCAAAATGTATGGTGAGGCGGTTGACAACTTCACGGCTGTTGGTAGAGGCTGGGGCGCGATCTTAGACATTGATGATATTCCACCGTATCAAGTCGCCCTGATGATGGACTTTCTTAAAACAATCCGTTGCGCAATCAACCCAACCCACGAGGACTCTTGGCAGGACAAAGCGGGTTATTCGGAACTAGGGAAACGGATCGCTCTCGATGAGTCTTAAAGATCAATTTGAAGAGATGCCCGAGGGCGTTGAGTCCAACGATGTAAAAGAATTACGCCAGGCGATGCTTCGCTTGCAGAAACAACTGAAACAATCTAAAGAACGCAACGAGGACCTGGTATTTGCTACTCGTCAAGCGGCCTACGATGCGATGCTTACCTTTGGAAAGATAACGCCAGTTCCAACAGTTGCCATTGATAAGCGCAAAGCCAAGGGCGAAGTTGCCCTGTGGCACATGACGGATTGGCAAGGTGCAAAACGCACCGCAAGTTATAACTCTCAGGTTATGCGTAAACGCGTGATGGAATTTGCCGAAAAAGCCGTCAGAATTACCGACATTCAACGCGCAGATCATCCAGTAAAAGAAGTCACCATTGCTTTTGGCGGTGACATGGTTGAAGGCTTATTCAACTTTCCAAGTCAAGCATTTGAGATCGACAGCACCTTGTTTGAGCAATATGTAAATGTTTCACGCCTTTGTGTTGATGTGGTCAGGTTTGCCCTGGCTAATTATGAAAAGGTCACGGTGGTTCCTGAGTGGGGAAACCACGGTCGTATTGGATCAAAGCGTGACAATGTTCCGCGATCGGATAACTTTGACCGCATGTGCTACGAGTTGGCGCATCAGTTGCTTCAAGGAGAGAAACGCTTGGTTTGGCAAGATTGCCCCGAGGACATTCAACGCATCGAGATCGGAAACTACAGAGCGCTCTTGATCCACGGAGATGAAGTTGGCCGCAATGGTTTTGCTTCCCCTGGCGCTATCGTTCAACACGCAAACAAATGGCGTTCGGGTTCTTATCCTTGGGAATTCCGTGATGTTTATATTGGCCATTATCACACGCACGCAGAATGGTCTATGGCCAACGGACTCGGAGCGGTTTACCAAACAGGCTCAACGGAGTCAGACAATAGGTATGCAGGTGTGATGCTTGCGGCAAGCGCAACTCCATCGCAACGCCTTCACTTTATTGATCCAGTAAAGGGTCGAGTCACAGCCGCTTACAAGGTTTGGCTAGATTGACGCTTCGGTTGTGTCCACAGCGTCATCAACAGAGTAGGAATGTTCTCTAGAACAATGTCCGCATTCTTTGCACATTATTCATCATCCTCATAGTCGTCACCATAATCGCTGGTGATCAACCTCATGTTGGCGATGTCTACACCGTTATCTTTTGCTTTATCCATCGCATCTTTAAAAGTGGAAAGGCAACGGTTAGTTAGATCGGAAACCATGTCGGGATATTGGGCATCGGTTCCCAATTCCACGGCAAGGCCACCTAGTCGGATCGAGATTTGTGAATAAGCCATGGGAGACCTCCTTGCTGAAATTATGCCTGTAATTACGCCTGTAATGAATGCGGCGCGCCCGACCTGGGGTCCTTCCAATTCCTGGTCTGCTGTGCCAACCTATGTTCACCAGGGCGAAAGCCCCCAAACTGAAAGGAAGGCCCCATGGCAGAGAAATACAGCCTTGAGGATTACGAAACGGTCGAGTCGCGTCTGCGCCGACTATACGAAAAATACCCATCCGCACGATTGCTTACAGACCTGGTCTACCAGGATGAACGCCGCTTTATCTGTAAGTCATTCTTGTATCTTGATCCAAAAGACCCAACCCCTCACTCGACAGGCTTTGCCGAAGAGATCGTGGGCGCGGGCTTTGTAAATAAAACCTCGGCCCTTGAGAACTGCGAAACTTCCAGCATTGGCCGTTGTTTAAGTAACTCGGTCCTTTGCCTTGGCGCACCAGTTGGCAAGCGCCCATCGCAAGAAGAGATGCAGAAGGTTGAGCGCTATAAAGCCGAACCACGCAAAACAGCAGTAAAGAAACTCTCATGGACCGATGATCAACTGAAACTTGCGGAAGCAGCCATTCAGACGGTTGCAGCCATGAATGACAAAGATAAGTTGCGAGAGTTGTGGACAGGAAGCGCTGAGATTATTGACGCGCCGATCAACGGAACAACGCTCAAGGATGTAATCAATGCTCGAGTTGCGGAGTTAAGTGCCTGATGGAAAACAAGGTTGTTATTGCACGCAACGCACAACGCACCTCGATTGCAGCCGCGCAAAAGGTCCTGCCCAGGACTGGATCATTACGCCGCAAGGTGTATGAATACATCCTGGGCCAGGGCTTGCGCGGGGCAACCGATCAGGAGATTGAGAAAACTCTAAGCATCGAAGGCAACACGGTGCGCCCGACTCGGATCAGCCTGGTTAAAGACGGCTACATCTTGGACACGGGAACAACTCGTAAAAACCAACACAACAATGACTGTATCGTTTGGCGATCAGTCGAGGAAGGGATGATGTTATGAGCGACAAAACTAAGAAGTTTCAGCCAAGCGCTGGCTTTGTGGTATCTGTTCACATGAATAAGTTAGGGATCAGGGCCGTGGCCGCTGAGTTGGATGGAATATTTGCCGAAGTATTGGCAGAGGCTATGGATAAGGCTGGCTTCCAGTTGGTTCCCGATCCGTTCAACCTGACAAACGATGCTAAGAAAGTTATTGAAATGGAAGAGCGGCAAAACACCGCAGGATTAAAACTGGTACAAGATCCCGTACAAGATGAGGAGGCGGTTGATGAACCAAGTGGTGACACCTCAGCAGATTGAGGCGCGGCTTTACGCTTTATCAAAAGAAGTAGATGAAGGACATGAAAGCCTGGTCCAAGCCGAACAAGCCTTTCATCAAAAGACTGCCGAATATGAAGTGGCTATGGCCCGCAGCCGCATTTCTTGGGCAAGTAAGTCATCGCCAACTGGAAAGAATTACACGGTCGGCGAGCGCGAGGACATGGCGATTATAGAAAACGCCGAGCAACACTTTATGATCGCAACCGTGGAAGCCCAGGTCAAAGCAGCCCGCGCTAATGTGCAAAGGTTAAAAACCCAAGTAGAAATCGCACGCTCAATGAGCGCTTCGGTCCGAAGCAGTATGGAACTAAGTTAATGGCTATTGATCCAAACGACTGGAAAATGGCCGAACGCATCGCTGAAAACAGCAACACATACAAAACGCCCCAGGAAGTTCTTGCGGCATTTGAAGAGTTTATGAAGCAAGTGGAAGAGGAAGGCAACGATGACAATTGATCTGCAAGGGATGCTTATTAAATCGCTGGAGGCTTTTGACTCACAGCGTGACCGATCACAACAGGTAGAAGTTGGGCCTTCAGCCATCGGCGGTTGTCGCCGCCAGGTTTATCACATCCTGAAACAAAGTCCTAAGGTCAACTCTGACACAGAGTCTTTGGCATCAATCCTGGGAACTTTTATTCATGCAGGTATTGCGGAAGCGATCAAGCGCGAGGACCCATTTGGCGATAACTTCATCATTGAGCAAGAGGTTACCTTTGGGAACTTAAAGGGCCATGTGGATTTATTCATCAAAGACCTGGGCATGGTTGTTGATTGGAAAACCACAAAGAAAACATCTCTGCGCTATTTCCCCAAGTTGCAGCAACGAATGCAGGTCCAGGTTTACGGTTATCTTTTGGCCCAAAACGGACACGAAGTAAAGAATGTGGCTTTGGTTGCGATCCCACGCGATGGCATCATGACGGAAATCCGCGCCCATGTTGAAGCCTACGATGAAGCCCTGGCTTTAGAAGGCTTGGCCTGGTTGAATGATCTCAGGGCGCTTGTTGCTCTGAACGGCCCAGCACCCGAACCAACAGAGCGCTTGAACTTTTGCGCCGCGTACTGCGATTACTACGATTTGACTGGAGAGGTGGGATGCCCAAGTACACAGAGATAAATTGGGATTTAGCCGAATGCCGAGGGTCTTATACCGAGTTGTTCTATCGAGTGGAGGAGGAGAGAAACCAAGCCGCTTACAAATACATCAACGCGGTTCGCACGATTTGCGGTCGTTGCCCGATCCAACGAGAATGTTTGGCCTACGCATTTGGAAACGAGGACTTTGGGGTTTGGGGAGGATTGACCAGTCTCGAGCGGCGATCGGTTGGCGACCCCGAGAAGTATCCGATCCAGTTAAACCGAGCGCTCAAGGCGCTGCAATTGTTCGGCATTAGTTACAAAGAAGTGAGGGAGACTTATGAGCATTCGATTAATGTCGGAATGTTGGCGGACCGATTTGCCAACCGTAGAAAAGATGGTGCTGCTGGTAATAGCGGATCACGCCTCGGATGACGGAACCGAAGCCTGGCCTTCCCAGGCAACGATCGCGGCCAAGGCAAGCATCTCGATAAGGACCGTTCAGAGGGCCGTGAATAGCCTGGTGGCGGCGGGTTATCTTTGGATGGAGAAAGGTGCTGGGGGCAGCGTTAATTGCCGCGAGGATCGCAGACCGCACCGATACACGATTAATATTAAAAAATTACGAGGCGACACAGAGTCTACCCGCGAGGAGCGGGGCGACATTGAAGCCGACAACGGGGCGACTTTGGCGACACCTACGGGGCGACAATCACGCCCCATGAACCACCCTAATAAACCATCCAATGAAACACCCGAGTTTGATTTATTTTGGAAGTCCTACCCGATTAAGGTGGGCAAAGCCGCCGCGCAGAAAGCCTGGGTGAAAGCGATCAAGGTTGAAACGGCTGATGTAATTATTGCTGGCGCGATCCGATACGCGGATGATCCAAATCGGCATCCGTCTTTCACGGCGCACGCAGCCACCTGGCTTAACGCCCATCGCTGGAACGACTCACCATTGCCGCCTCGGGTTTTAACACCCGAGGAACGGCGCGAGAGGGATTTGGCTGAGTCCAGGGCCAAGTCAGAAAAAGAAAGGTTGGAAACTTTGCGCTGGCAGGAAGAGATTAAGGAACAAGCAGCCCTGGCGGTTCCAGTTCCTGAAAACCTACGGGAAATACTTATGAAATCTTTACGGAAATAACCTCTGAAAAGATGACAGAAACAACTTGTAACCCTTACACTTCTCGTAACCATTACAACTTGGAGGTTGAAGTGAGTACACGAGTCGTTATGCCAACCTTGGTGCAGAGCGGTGACACAATTGTCATTGGCGATCATCGCTGGTTAGTAAAGTCCGTATCTGAACCTGACTACGCTGGCTTCGTTGATGCATCGATGGTTGATGCAGCAGGTCGCGAAAAGTGGTCATGTTTCTATGATGCGGTTACAATCGAGGTGTGATCAGTTTCAGAGTAGACGGACTTCCTGTTCCGCAAGGTTCGATGAGAGTTTTCAACGGCCATGTAGTTCATAACAAGGGAGCAGAGTTAGCAGTTTGGCGAGCGGCAGTTGCGATCGAAGCACGCCGCGCTGGATGCACGCCCGAACCTGGACCAGTAAAATTAGATTTATTATTCTCAATGCCTAAACCAAAAACAGTTAAACGATTACATCCAACAGTTGCTCCCGATCTCGACAAGTTGATCCGCGCCGTTCTCGACTCAATGACTGCAATTGCTTATTTGGATGACGGCCAGGTGACCGAGATTAACGCAATTAAGGTCTATGGATCGGCCCCATTCCTGGAAGTTGGGCTTTGGCGGTCCTAATTGTCCGAATGTGGATAAAACTCACAGGATAACACGCGTAAAAATAGTCAAAATAAGTGCCACAAATACTTCCATTCTTGTCCGATCCATGGCAAGGTATGTCTCAACAGGGCGAAAGCCCCCAAGAGAAAGAAGGCAAGAAAGTGGCAACAAGCGAAAAGATCGCAGCGGGACAAGGTCTTAACTTTGCAGAGCCAAAGATGAGCGACAAGAAAGAGTATGCATCAGACGCACAGTTCTGTGTTCAATGCGGTCGCTTGGTTGGTAACAATCCCTGGATGGTCGAATGCATTAACGGCGGCGAGATCCGCTTACAAGATGGCACAGAACATGACATTGCGAACGATCGCGGCTACATGGGTTGCTGGGCAGTTGGAAACGAATGCGCAAAAGCATTTGAACCAAACCTTCTCTTTAAAACAAAGGAGGCAAACTAATGATCAAAATCAATTTACCCAAGATCGTTTGGCAGGAATTACAGTCTCAATTAGATGACCGCGAGGATAAGAAGGTTGGTTCTTTGCCACGCAAATTATACGACTCCTTGGATGAGCAGTACGGATCTAGACGGATTAAATTATCAAATGAGTGTGCGCGACAACTTATTGTGGAACTTCGTGACGAAGCAGATTATATGTTTATGAGAGCGGATGAATTGAAACGCGATGGAGAAAGCGTGGCTTCATACCGAGCAGATGCTCGCCACATGCTTCGCGTTGCTGACTCAATTGAAAGAAAGTTAATTGGATCAAAGGAGGCAAAATAATGAAATGTCCGAAGTGTGGAACCGAACCACACACACCAATCCAAATCAAACGCGCTGGCATGTGCCGCTGGTGCGAAAAACAGCAGGAGGCAAAATGAAAAGATGTTGCGATCTGATCTATTGGAAGCACGAGGATGGCTGGGATGTTTACCACCGATCTGAATGCCAGCCGATCAACGGAACCTGGGTCCCTAATTGGTTTGACAACTTTGTGATTGAGGATGCGCCAACCAAAAAGGCGGCCAAGGCTGAAATCGAAAGCCGACACATCCTGGGACTGTGCTTGGTGACTGCTTGTTAAAAAGAAAAAGAACAGAGGTGATCACCGTGACTTGTTATGGATGCGGGCGCACTTACCAAATTGGAAAGAAAGAAATCCGCGTGGCCAATTATTGCGGCGGCTGCAAATAAAGCGAAAGGGTTGTTCATGAAATGCAACGAATGCGGCCGATCCTTTTACTGGGATTACAAGGCGGCGGGTTATCACAAACCAATCTGCGCCGACTGTGCCGAGGGAAAGGACTAGGCCGTGTGTGCCTTTGTGCGGGGCGGAATAATGCCTTGGGCCGTTACCCCTAGCCCGACCCTGATCAAGGCTGTGTCGGCCTTGTGTGGCCTGGGTAAATCCGAACAGGTGTTCTAATTCAGGGCCAACACGCGTGAAAATAAATAAAAAATATCAGAAATAAGTGGCACAAATAGTTGCACTTCTTTCAGATCTACGGCAATGTATGTCTTACCAGGGCGGAAGCCCCCAAACGAAAGAAGGCGCAAAATGAACACAGCAACAGACAACAAGATCGTAAACGCAGTAGTTGAGATCGCATTAAGCGGCGAGATCGATGTGCCACAGGACAACGAGTTCGGCGGAGCCGATGTTTGGAAGCCAGGCCAAGTTGGAATTGCTTACACGGTTCGTGATCACAAATACTTATCTGAGGGAGTTCGAATTGCGATCGAAGACAACCAAATCACGCTTTACAAGTTTGAACGATCAGGAGTCAGCCGCACAATCAAGATGAGCGACACTTGCAGCGAGGCTTTTCTAATCGCAGCGATCCAGGAATTGTTGTAAGAGACGGAAGCGGAGGCAGAATAATGACAAACCAAGTAAAACTAGATGCGGCTACAACGGTCGCCACAAAGATGAGCAAGCGCAATGCAGCATCGCTGGTCAGATTTCTAACCGAAGCAATTGCTACTAACCCAGGTTACTTAATTGATGTGCGAATTGATCTGCGCAACGAGTTCGATCAAACCACAGCGCTGATCTCGGTCGACAACAACACCTTGTTTGGAAGCGTTGCGGAGATTGTGGAAGCGCGAGTCATCAAATATGAGGAGGCAAAGTAATGAACGAATGTCCAATGTGCGGGCGCACAACCAAATC